GTTACCGCAGAAGAAGGGGAATACATCTTTGAAGATAGAATTGCTCCTGTTACTCACATAGCAAAAACTACTTCAAATCAAGCGACAGCTTTTGCAGATGTAACCCACACTAAAAGACAAGTTACATTCACTGACAAAACTCTTAATCTATATATTGATGATAGAGATGTTAAGAGAATGGGTAGAGGCGAATCTTCTATTTTAGGAGCTTACTCTAAGCAACTAGTAGCAGATTACCATAGAACGATTGATGATATTATCATTGCAGCTTTCTTAGCAGCAGCAGATGAAGGTAAAGGTGTAAACGATACTTTCAGTTCAGTTGCATTTGATACTGCAAACCAAGTAATCGCTGCTGACTTTACAGCAGGTGATGCAGTTGGTGATGGTAATGGTTCATCAAGTGATACTTATGGTACTGGAGATTGGGGATTAACTTTAGAGAAATTGTTAGTCGCTAGATCAATCTTAGAAGAAAACAATGCAATCCAATCAGGTGAAGAAGTCTACTGTGTAATCGGACCTAGAGAGCACGTTGATTTAATGAAAATCCCTGAATACAAGTCAAGTGATTTCTCTAAGATCATGCCTTATGACATGGGAATTGATCCTAATGGTTATATTGGTAACTGGTTAGGTGTTCACTTCTTATGCTCTAACAGATTAGCAGTAACTGACCCAGCAGGTGCAAATAACCAATACAGATCAAACTTCATGTTCACAAGTGGAGCTATGAAGCTTAGAAAAGTTGGCGGTCAAGTAATCAAGGCAATGGAGAACCCAGAGAGAAACATGGCTCTTACTATCAACTCTCAATTCTCACTTGGTGCTGTAAGACTTGAAGAAGAGAAAGTTGTTGAAATCAGAACTGCATCAGGCATGGCAGGTGGAGACGCTGCATAATGGTTGCTCAGATAACTAAGCTTACAATCTTTAATCGTGCCCTTCAGTTATTAGGGGTTGGAACTAAGTTATCGAGTGAACATCAAGATACGGATAACGGAGCTGCGCTAAGAACTGCGTATGACTCCGTTCTTCGTTCTTCACTAGAGGAACATCAATGGGATTTTGTTACTAAAAATGTAACATTATCCCTAATCTCTAGTGCAAGTAACTTGACAAAATTTGGATATTTATTCGCTAAACCTTCTGACTGTTTACGAATCTGGTCTGTTTATACTACTGACCCACAAGACCCAATAGAGTACAAATCAACAAGTGAAGGTATTTACACTAACAAAGAAGTTACAAATGTTGAGTACACATATTTTACAGATGATATTAGTCTGTTCCCAAGTCTTTTTATCGATCATTTAGTTGCTCGTCTAGCAGAAGAAGTTTCAATGGAGATTTTAAATTCTGACTCAAGAACTTCTGCATTACAAAATAAAGCAAGTTTCGCTCAAGCAAAATCAGCTAGTTCAGCAAATGTGCAAGTACCACCAGAATACAAGTTTAATAGTGGGTGGTTATCAAGCAGAGGATTAAATGGTTAGGCAAGGAATAAACCAAACTAGTTTTGAAAAGGGGCAGTATTCTGCGGAGTTTGCAGGTAAATATGACAGTGAAGAGTATCGTTTAGGTTGCGATACTATAACCAATGGACTTGTAACCCCAGAAGGTGCAATTATTAAAGCCCCAGGCTGTAAGCTTACTAGAAGTGGAGATGATAATTTAGCTAAAGATGTAAGCTTTTCTGTATCTAGTATAAGCTCTGCGATTATAACTTTTAACCCTAGTAGTGAAACAATTATTATAGAAGACCCTGATAGTGGTAGACAAACTATTAATTCATCTGGAATCACAGTAACTACTTTTGATACAGTACAAGTTAGAGATAGCTTAATCATTGTTGATCGCTCTTTCTTCCCTAAAGAACTTAAGAGAGCAAGTAATGGTACTTGGTCTATAGCAGATTTAGAAATTAAAGATGGTCCATGGGAAGAATTAAACTTAGATAACAAATTAAAGATTAGACCAACTGCTGGGTTTAGCTCTACTCCTGATGGTCTTAGCGGCAATGGCTCGATCAAAGCAGTAGATAAAGCTGATAATCCAAAAAGTTGGTTCCCTGATGAGTGGAGAACTCAACAAAGAAAAATCAGATTAAGGCAGACGAATAGTGGTGAAGTTACTGAGGCTAATATCCAAATCATTGATACAACTAGCCCACCATATAGCGTAAACGCTGAGTTTGTTGTTTCTGTAGATGCTGAATATCCTTTACTTGCAGATGGTCTAGGTTCACATAGTAAGAACTGGCGTTTATCTGCTTGGTACGCTAACAATTATCCAGAGAAGGTAGCAGTTCATCAAGATAGATTATGGTTTTTTAGGGATCAATGGAGATGGGCTACTGTTTCTGGTGATTTCTCTGCAATGTCTCCAACTTTACCAAATAATGATAATTCAGACTGGATAGCGACAGATGATGCAGCAGTAGCAATGCAAGGTATTGAGACTGTAGCTTCTACTCCACAGTGGGCTGTAAGCCATAGAGTTTTACATTTAGGTACAGATAGGGGTACTAATGTTATTCAAGGTGGTAACTTCTTTGATAATATTACCCCAGCAAACGCTACGTTCTTAGAGCAAAATAAAGTTGGTGCTTCTAGTATTAAACCAGAGATTGGGACTTTTCTTTATTATGTAGACGCAAGCAACACAAAGGTTTATCGTTTAGAGTACCAGTGGGCAAATCAGGGCTTTGTACCTTCTTATATTAATAGAAATAACAGAGAGATATTTTCAACAATTAATGCTTCGATTACAGACTTTGTTATCATTTCTGACCCATGGAAGATGATGTGGCTTTCTTTATCAGATGGTTCTATTGTTGTTGGAACAGCAGACGAAAATGAACAAGAATGGGCGTGGACTAAGATTGTCTATACTAATAAATATATTAGCAGTCTAGTTAAAGGAAAAGAAGAAACACTTGATGGTGTTAGAGATGTTCTTTATTTCAGAATTAGATATAATGGAGCTTTTGGTATTTCTGGCACAAGTGAGCTTTATAGAATTGGAACAATAGGCTTTACAGAAGGTGTTGTTAGATCCTATCCACTTGGCAATGGAACTTTTACTGTAGAAGATATTGAAGAATACAATCTTTTTAATACAACAGAGTATAGTGGTGGAACTCCAATAGACTTAAATACTATTGGTTCAGGTAATGTAGTTTTAGACAAGCAAACCTATAAAGTTTGGAATTATTCAGATGTTACAAAGGTAGTTACCCCAGATAATGATTATGAAGTTGGTGAACCTTTCTATATTTACATTAAATTTAACTTAGTCGATATCGTACAAAGTCAAGTATCTGGTTTAAAGGATAATAAAAACTTAACTAGGGTGTTCTTTAATTTAAAGAAAACAGCAGACTTTAAAGTTAGAGATACTTTTAGAGAAGATGGGAAGTGGACTAATGTAACTTTTAGGAGAACAAGTGATCCATTAGATGAACCACCTGCTTTATTTACAGGTATTAAAGAATTAGACTCTTTGCGAAATGATGGTAAGAGGTTCTGTCAATTAGAATTAACTCAAGACATGCCTGTACCTTTTCAGATTAACTCAATAAGTTATGACGTTGATATTAATGAAAATCAGTAAAATTAAAAATTAAAACCACTGTTAAATATTAAATTTATTAATTTTCGTGAAAAACGCTATAATTAAGGTATGGTTGAACCAATTACAATGGCAGCGATTGCAGGTGGTGCTTCTTCTATCGGGAAGATGGCAGCTGGGGTTCTTGGTGCAATAAGGGCGAAAAGGCGTGGTGCTTTCTTTGAAGATATGTATAATGAGCAAGCCCGTATTGTTGGTTTCTTTGGTAAGCGTAAACAAAGAAAAGAAACAGGTGCTTTAATCTCTGCTGCTGGCGCAAGAGGAACAACTTTATCTTCTGATGTTTTAATGGATAATCTTTTTGATAATGCTTTATCCAAAGTTTCACAACAGCAAGATTTGTGGAATAGAGCTTTGCAGGCTAAAATGACGGCAGCAGCTCAAGCAGAAGAGTCTTTAGCTAAAGGGTTTGGTGCAGCTTTAGGTGGAGGGCTTGCTACGGGTAAAGAAATATCAAGTATTCAAGCAAGAAATGCAGCTTTAGGGGGTAATTAATATGGCTTCTGAATTTTTATCAAGTTTTTCACAAGGGTTAGATCAAGTTGCTAGAAGTAGCTTACAAGAAGCACAAGAGATCGTTCAGCAAAAAGAGGCATTAGAAGCAGCTAACCTTTTAAATGATTTCAGAATGGAAAGGGAAGCAGACCTTCTTGAATCTGAACAGAATTATAATAATAGTGGTGATTTCGCTGAAAGACAGAAAGAGAAGTTTGAAGCAGCGATTGGTGAAAAATTATCAACAATAACAAATGACAGAGTTCGCAGACAGTTTGAAAAGCAAGTCGAAAACTATCAAGGGAATTATAATACACATACTTTAAAGTTTCAGGTTGAAGCAGAGAGAGAGTATCAACAAACCTTACTTGCTGAAAATCGTTCATTCTTAATCGGTAAACTTGCAGGGAATCCAACGGAAGAAAACTATATTGATGGTTTAGCTCAAATACAAGAGACGTATAAGAACTTCCCTGATAGTAATAGAAAAGCTTACTTAAATGACGGAGTTAGTAAATACAATTCAGCTTACGTTGATATTATTGCAAGTAGTTTAGATAGGCAGTTTGCAGAAGGAAAGATAGCAACTCCAGAGCAATATAAAACGCTCATGGAAACACAAGTTCTTTCTAAGATAAAGAATACAGATATGTATTTCTCAGCAGAAGCTAGAGAGAATCTGTTTTTAAAATACAATGACAGAAGCGCATCAATTTCTAAAGAATTGCGTAAAGCTAATTACAATGCACTTTTAGGGAATGGTTCGAGTTATTTAGATTTATACGCTAGTGGTAGAACTACCAAAGACCCTTTATTTGAACAACAATTATTAGATGCGAACATTGTTACACAAGATGATTTAGAGGTTGCAGATATTTCTAGCAACATTTCATCTTCAATAGTTGCAGGATTACCAGGTCAAGCAGATAGGCAAGTAGCTCAATTAGCTCAAGAATTAAATCAAGCTAGAAGTAAAGATGATTATAAAAAGGTAGAAGCTATCCAGCGTAAAATGGATGCTGCAACTGGTGCGATTGCAAAAAAAAGAAGCGAGATGGTTAAGAATTTACCAGATGCTTTAGCAATGAACGCAGAGATACAGAATTATGAAGATGCTGGAAATCTTGAAGGACATGCAAACGCATTATGGAGAATGGGTACTGGTGTTGTTCCTGAAGCTGAGTTTAAGTTATTAGGTTCAGCTAAAGCTTCACAGTACGTTCAAGCATTAAATTCAGCAAATCCAAACCTTATACAAGAAGCGATAGGAAGTATTAAGCGAGATTATAACTTTCATATAACAGGCTCTCCTAATGGGAAGATGGCGTATGAGTATGTTAGAGATCAAATTCTTAGCACAAGTGGCTTAAATTCTAAAGCTGCAATGTTGTTTGAGTATGCAGATAGTCCAGTACATGGTGCTTTGATATCAAACGCTTTAAGTGCAGAATTAGGTACAGCAGTAACTACAGCAGATGAACTTAGCAAAAAGAATTTAAACGCTGAAATTAACAGTGGATTACAAAAGTATAGAGATGCTTTAGACACTACAAGTGATGTAGTTTATGATGATACAAATATTATTATTAGACATGAAAAAGGGATAGCAGATTTAGCTAAAGGATTGGTGCAGATAGGACATTCAAGCCCAGCAGATGCAGTTAAAGATGCTATTGATATGACCATTGGCAAGAAGTTTAATGTAGTTACAAATACTAAAGGTCAAGCAAATTTAGTACCGACTAACATTCAGGTATCAGATAAGTACAATGCTTTCCTAAAAGAAACTCAAGCGCAAAAGAGTTTTATTAGAGACAAGATCAATCAACCAGAAATTCAAGAATTATTACCAGATGCAGGGGAAATATTTAACACTTCTTTTGGTACAGCAATGGGAGTAGAGAAGAGAAATATTATCAACACTGGGGTGTTTGTTCCAGTGGAGGGTGGTAGTAAGCTTAGGTTATATGCAACCCATCAAGTGGACGGACTAACTGGAAACATGCCTGTAATGCTTAGAAATGGTGAGTATATTGATATTGACGCAGGGGAGTTTGAGACTGGACGTTTAGATAAACATTTAGGTGGTTATCTATTAAAACAAAGAAGTCCAATGTTATACAGAAACCTTGATCCATTTATTGGCTTTGGTAGGGGTGAACCACCTGAGATGGGAAGAGAGACTACTTTTGGCGGTGTAATTAGTGGGGCAGGTTATAGATGAGTGGAATAAAAAGATACACTAACTATGATCTTCAATCTGCTAGAGGACTCTTTAGAATAGATGATAACGAACAACGATTTCGTTTAGCGCAAAGAGGATTCGGAGATGCTTTTCTTGCACCTGTATATCATTTCGGGCAAGAGACACTTTATAAAGCTGGAGCTTTATTTAACCCACAAGATAAACAACTTAGTAAAGAAGAGTTAAACGCAAAGTATGGTACTGAGGGCTTACAGTTTGAAGAAGGAACTTATGAATCTTTAGCAAGGCTTAGAAGAGAAAGACATGATCGAAAGCTTGAAATGGATTATCTTTTAGACAAATCAAGTCAAAACGATCAATGGTATGACCATATCGGGCATGCTGCTTTTATGTTCGCAGGTGCAGCTTTAGGTGATACCCCTCTTGCATTTGCTGGTGTTTTTGGTTTAGCTGGTAAAGGAATGAACTATCTAGCTAGAACTAAGCAGCTTAAAAAGTTTAATGCTTTTCAGAAAATGGCAAGTAAGATGGACACTATTGCTTTTGGTGAAAAGTGGGGTAAGTTAGGCGAACGAAGCACTCGTATATTTAGAAATGGTGCTGATAATATGGTTAGTGCTTTAGCTACAGAAATGATGTTACAAGTTGATGCTGATAATATTGGTATTGATCGAACTTTAGCAGAGACTGTTTTCACTATTGGGTTTGCTGGTTTGTTTGGTGGTTTATTTGGTGCAATCGGTGCAGAAGCTCCTATCGTGGATAACGTCATTAAGGGACGTAAGATGGGTAGGGATTTTGTTAGTTTTTTTGATGATATAGGTAAGAGTTTACAAGAAACTGAAAACTGGTTAGCCTATAATGCAAGAGTTTATTCTGACATATTTGAGACTAGGCGTATTTCTTTACAAGGTGAAATGAACTTGATAATGAAATCAATGGAAGATTTCAATCA